TTATTTTAATCTTTTCTCGATACTTGAGAAAACTTCCATTCCTTCATCAGTTTTAAACCAAGCGGCTAAAGCTGAGTATGGGTGCTCATCAAATGGAACATTCATTAGTTTTCTATTATTAGAAGTCCAGGTAAATGTTCTTTGATCTGTTGACAAGGTTATTATACCTGCTTCAACAGCTCTAATACCAATATTTCTAAGATGAACATTATCATCATTAGCTAATTCTAAGAATAAACTAGGGTTAGTCTTAGCGAATATAAGTAAATCGCGTTTAATCTCCTTAGAACTCATCTTAGATACATCAGAACCAATCTCTGTTCTCATTATCGCCTCTGCTAAATCTATATCTAAACTTTGAGCTAAATTCATAGCATCTATTTCCATTTCTAGTATACCAATCTCATCTATAGCTTTTTCTTTAGCTTGAAATTCGTAATATACAAGTCCTTTACTTGGGTGATATAAAGATAAAAGTTGTTGTAATGTAACTTCATTTTTAGGAACTAATAACATTCCATTTCTAAAAATTATATGATCTAATCTATGCTCGCCTTTCATTTCATCAACAAAACAAGTTCTTTGATTTTTACAATATTTAAGTTCTCTTTCGTAACCTTTTTCCTCATCAAACCAAAATATATTTTGAGATTTTAACATAAATGAAAGAGGTTTTTTGTGAGATTGCATCATATAAACTCTATCTTTTATCTCCCATTTTTTCTTTTTTGGTTTTGGTGTTTCCATAACCATTGTTTGTTTTGGTTGTTCTACAACCGGAGCAGTTTTAACTGCTATTTCTTTTTCTTGAATTTGAGGTTGTTTTACCTCAACTTGTATTTTTTGTTTTTTTGCCATAATATAATATATAATAAAATTAATAAAAATAAAAGGCCGAGGCCGAAGCCCCGGTCTTTTAAAATAAGTATGCTTATCCTTTGATTAGCATAAAGTTGTTTGCACCTTGAGTAACTAAACATCTTTCAGATAAGTAGTTAACTCGCATTGCATCTAATTCAGATGTAGCAGCTCCAACAGAACCAGTAACCCAAGTTTTGAATCGTCTGTCATCTGTTTGAGAAGCTCTATAACGAACATGTAAGAAAGGACGTTTAAGATTCTTTCCTAATTGTTGGTCGTAAACTGAAGAAACTCCAGCCGGAACTATAACCCCTCTAATTGCATTAGTAGGATCTTGAGTGTTAAGAACACCTCTTGTACCAGCATCGTTTAAGTATTTCCAGTCAGATTTGTAGAAGTCATAAGAACCTCTTCTAAATCCTGAGAAACCTAAATTTAAAGCCATGTCTTCAGAGTTGTCAAATACTCCGTAAGAAGTACCACCAGCTCCGTAAGAATTCATACATGCTAACATGTCATCAACAGCTAAACTAGTTGATCTATTAACGAACATCATGTTTTCTTCAATAGCGCCCTGTCTGTCAAATTCAGCTAAAATAGCATCAAATTCGTTCAAATCATTAGCACAAGTAACACCTGTGATACCATTAGTTAAATTACCTCTAGTATCTACAGCGTCAAATAAACCTTGAGTACCGAAATTAATACCACCACCAGTTTGTAACGCACCCCCTAAGGTTTGCGTGTCAAGTGTCGAACCAGCTACTGGAATTTCACCTTCTAAACATGTCATCTCCAAGTTGTCAGTAAATCTCATTCGAGTATCACCTTCAGCTTTTAAATACCATAAGTATCCAGATTCACCGCTTTCTCCAGCTACTTCAACCCATCCAACTGCGGATGCGTCAGAACCTGAAACGTGATACATATCTCTAATAACAACTGGTTTGTTGCTGAAAGACATGAAATCTGGCTCGTTAGCCGTAGTATATGGAGTGTCAGAACCTTTCGGCCATTCAGATCCATACTTAAGTACTGTAACGTTCAGTCCAGCACCAGCACCAGCACCACCAGTAACGTTGGTAGTGTGAGCACCTCCGTAAGGAAGAATTGTAACTGCGTCACCCGCTACAGCTGTAACTCTTCCTGGATATGTAAATCCAGCTGCCATTGAAACTAAACAAGTATCACCGACTCTAAGACCGTGAGATGATGCAACATAAGCTGCGTTTGACGAAGCGTGACCAGCTATTGTTACTACCGATGTTGCGATAACAACCGCACCTGTGTACGCTAAGTGTAATCTACCTTGTTCAGACCAAACTACTTGGTCAGAAGTCATAGACTCTTCAGCTCCTACTTGTGAAAGAAATCCAGAAACTGTTCTGTTTCCGTAAACTTCTGCTTCTTTCTCCATAAGATCTGGTAAATATTGTTGTGCCCAACCTGCTGTCGCAGTCGCCCTAAAGTCGATAAAGTTGGTGCTCAACGCTTGTTGAATTGGATTAGGGACTAAATTCAACGACGCCCCTGCCGTAATTGCCATTTTATATTTGTTTTAAATTATTACTTTTTGTTTTTAATTTTAAATTTAAAATCAGAAGAATTATCACCAAGTACCCTTACTTTAATACCACCTGCTTCAACTTCCCCATGACTTTGCCTTGGGTTCATATCAACATTTTTAGCTTTAGCTACACTATTTTTCATAGCATCTGCTCGGCCTTGTTCGTAAAAGTGATTAGCAATAGCATCAGGATTCATAGCTGTATATAGAGATTTATGATAACCCTTGGCATCTTGTAAAGCCCCTGATTTTTTATTAAGAAACTTTCCTATAAAATCATCGACATTGCTTTGGTTATTTTTAACCTCTTCAGCGTTATTAACATTAAATCTATATTTTTTATCCCCGATATTATATTCAAAACCTTTGAACTTATCATTGAAAACTTTTTCAGTTTCTTGTAAAAAACTAGATCTTTTATCTTTTGCTACTTTTTCATTTACTTCTGACTCCTTGTTGTATCTATTAAAGAAATCAATCGCTTTTTGTTGCTCACCCGTAAGTTTGCTACCAGCTTTAATTTCTTCATAATACTTGGACTTTTGCCCGTCCAGGTGGCTTTTAGCGCTGGCAACTTGCTCTTTAAGCGCTAAATTTTTTCTTTTAATTTCTCTATCATCAGCATCCTCTTCATATGAAAAGTTATCTTCCATGAGAAATCCAATTTCTTCGTTATTTAAATGAGGTTTCGTTTGCTTGTAGTATTCGTACAGTAAATCTTGATCTTCTAGATTGCTATAATCTTGATTAAGCTTAACGTAATCGTTTAAATCTCCTCCAGTTTCTTCCATAAAGTTCATTAACTTTTGGATATTCTCTGGTAATGGTTCACCGGTTTCCACCGATTCATTAATAGCTTCCACTATCTCCTCCTCAGTTGCCTCCACAGTAACCTCTTGATCTTCACCTTCAACAACTTCTTCTATCACTGGTGTTTCTTGCGTTTCAGTATTTGCCTCAACCTGCGTAGTATCGACGGTTTCAGATTCTGTTACTTCTTTACCTAAATCTACTTTGATCACATCGTCATTACCAGCACTTTCAAATTTAGATTCGTCTATTTGAGGTTTTTCCTCTTCTTTAGTTATTTCTTCTACAGGTGTTTGTTCAACCTGATCTTGTGTAGTTTCCTCAACTACTTGTTCATCTTTTTCTTCCATAATATAATATAATAATAATTAATAATTCTAACTAGGTTCGAAACTACTTAAATCGAATCCTCCTAAAGTATCATTACCTGAGGATTCAAAGTTTTTAGGTGGTTTACCTGAGTTTCTTTGCTCAATCATCTCGCTTTGCTGAGACGCTTGAATTTTTGTTCTTTCGTCTTTACGATCTTCTTTTACTTTTTCTCTACTTTTAGCTCCCTCAACTTCAGCCCCTTTAAGGTACATATTGTACTGGAATTCTAACGCCATTAATTCTTTTTTATGACCAACCTCTTGCATCATTTTTTCAGAATCAAGTCGCGACTTCATTTGTTCTAATTGAGATTGCATACCTATCATTGCTTGGTTTTTCTTAACCTCTGCCTCTGCCGCGACTTGTTGCGATTGAGCATTTGCTTTAGCTTGAGCTTGAATATTTTGTTCTTGTAATTGTTGATCTCTATCTTGCTTTTTCTTTCTACGTATTTTAAGTAGTTGATTTGCAAATTTGATGTTATTTACATTTCTAAGATCAATAGCATCTTCCAAGTCAATCAATTGTTGCTGTAGTGCCATTTGAATATTATTTTCTAACATCATTTTTTCTTCTTCGTCAGGTAATAACTCTATAAATATACCAAAGTCATAAAGATGTAATTTTGTCATTTCTTCTAACGTCGCTACGTTGTGAGCTCCAATAGCCTGTATAAAAGCTTCTTTTGTTGGGGAGTATTCTATAATATCTGATATTCTAAGTGATAAACACTCCGCTACTTCAGCTGTTATAAACAATCCAGAGTTTAATATATGTCTAGTGGCTGTGTTTGAGTTTGCAGCAGCTAATTTTTGAACACCTACTAAAGCGTCTTTAGGTGGTGTACTAGCATCTCTAGCTTCATTTAATCCAGTTACATCTCTTATCATTTGTAGATAGTAATTATATGTACCTATTAAACTCTGCATTTTAGCACTACCAGCTCCACTTTGAATTTCTTGAATAGGAATTTTACCTGGATTCACATCGCCTTCAGAAGTCATAGATCTACCAATAACACTACCTGTCTGGAAATACATGTTTAAAGCTTCTTGAGGATTGTAATTTGTACCGTTACCTAAATCAATTTCAGCAAGACCATCAGCATCTAAATAAACACCATCCGGAACCATTCTAGACATCACCTGTTGAAGTTTCAAATGTGTAAGTTGAATCATATCAGCAAAACCAGTTATTCTACCAACCAAGGATTCTATTTTACCATTATACATTCTTGGAGCTACTATATTGTAGTTCATTTTTACTTTAGTAAAATCACTCTTAGGACGCATCATGTTTCTTGACATCTCCCATTTAAGTAATTTATCAGTACCAAGGACTATAGCACCTTCGTATAAACATTCTATAGATCTTAATAATTTACCATAAGAACCTTGTTTATCTTGCGGTGGATTGTAATTATCAGTTTTTTCTATAATCTTATCACCTCCCGTCGAGGTTTCCTTCACCTTATAAACCTCGTTCATATAAGTTTTATAATTAAAGTAAATAACTCGTACTTTATTCTTATCGTTATTTGGGGTATTGTAACTACTACCTCTAGGTGTTTTAGAATTACTATTAGCTATTTCTTCTAAATCAATCTCTGTTAAATGTGGAAATTGTTTAGCTAGTTCGTTCAACGGTATGGTTTTAACTTCACCAACATAATATATATCATCAAAATAAGGAGAGTCAGTATGGGAATATACTAGATTGGCTGGATCAACGTAATCTATAGTCACACCCTCAGAAGTGTTAAAACCTGTTTTTGTAGCTGCAATACCAAGAACTGCTAAATCATAATAAAATCTTTTTTGTATTAAATCATAATTATTACCTTTCATTAACACGTTTATAGCTTGTTCTTCAGCTATTTCTACAGATTGCTTGTAAGTAAGTTGCATGTGCAATTGTAATTCCTCCTCTGTTTCTGGTAATTCTTCTGGTTCATTTTCATACATATTGACCCCAAAGGCCTTGTAAGCAAAATCATTAAACTTCTTTGCTCGCATATCAGTCAATAAAGATTCCATGTATTCAGTTCTCTTTGCTACTCCGTAAGGATCTTGTGAATATGCTTTTATATCATACATTCTCTCTGTCATACCGTTAACTACTATATCTACAAATTTAGATATAATTGGAACTGGTTTCCAGTCTAAATTTAAATAGGACAAATCACCATTTATAGATAACTCATCCTTATATTTTTTAGTTGATTGTTCGCCTCTAGCGTACAATCTTAGATCATGAAATCGGTTATGATTAGATGCGTGTCTATTACCAGCTCTATCTCCGTTAAACCACTCTTGCTCTATAGCTTTAGCGACTTTCATTCCATATTCATAGCTCAGTTTTTCTATATCGCTAACTGCTTGACTAGGAAAATAATTTTTAATGCCAGACTCTGCCATATTTATTTTTTAATTATTTGAGACATATTTCCAGTGTTTTTATACTTTGATATGCTTATATTCAACTTAGGTTTTTCTATCTTTGGATTTGGTGTATACAAATGCCTGTTATTTGCCATTATAGCTAAACCAGAACTAATTGATGCATCATGTTTTGTTCTCTTATTTATATCAAATCTACTCCAATC